ATTACCCTGTGCGTTATCTCTAGCTTGAACTGCATCTTCCAATAAAGAATAAGTACTAGAGCCATACTTTAAGTCTGCCCATTTAATATCTTTATCAAAAGCCGGATGTTCCATAATCTCTTGCTTAGTCATCTTGATTTCACTTCCACCGAATCTCATCGCCCCCTTGCCACTTCTATTACCATTAACTGAGGTAGCCGCTGGATCACGAAGCCAAGTTATAAAGTCAATACTCTCTGGAATCGGATAAAAAATATTCTCATCTGGTTTTCTGACAAACTCTTCCAAAGCCACCAAACCTCTACCACAAAATAAAGTACTCCAATCCCAATCATAATCTACAATGTCCTTCTCCATGTCGTCATAATCAGCCTTAGCCATCGCATCTAGGTTATCAGCTGTTTCCTCATCTCCCTCTTCCTTACCTCTAAACTCTACCATTAACCTGTCATTATAAAGTGAAGCTAATACAGTCTGAAAAATAGTGAACATGGTGGTATCACCAACTGCTTCCTTATCTCTCTTCTGATTGTTAAACAATTTAAGCCTAACCAATAACTCATCTTTTTTAGGTTTCTGGTGTTTCCAAGCAATGTCATACTCATTTTGGACCTGTTGCATCAAGGCTTCTCTATCTATGCCATTAGTTGATTCTTCCGGCTCATCTTTCTTCACCTCTTCAATCTTGCCATCTTCTAAAATCTTTTTATTGTATGATTCTTCTTTTGTTTCTGCCATAGTTTTAATTAGCTACTTTATCAATATTTAATTTAGCTTCTTCAAATTTCTTTAGCATATCCTTCTCTTTTTCAGTTAGTTCAACTCCTAGTATGTTATCTATTGTAGCGGCTGCACCGGCATAACACATCTTAATAACCTCTTCTATTTCTCCCTTATTTAATATCTTTTTATCTTTTACTGGATCAATGACAATATAGGAAGAAAATAATTGACCATCATAAATTACATCCCAAATAAAAACACTTTCACCAATTAGACGGATATAAATAGGCATATCTTTATACCTAATAATCATCAAAACTTTCATTATGCCTTTGTTTTTGCTTGATTTTTTCATAGCCATATTTAATTATATAATGTTTAGAGTTCAATTTCCTGCTCAGGGTCTATTAACTCACTCCCTGTCGGCTCAATTCTAACCACAATCCCATCCATCTTGTGTACCATAATCTTCCCAAAGGCAATTTTCCTTAACTTATAAATCAAAACCGCTTCCCTCTTGGTAATGGTTACGGTTACATTCTTCTCTGGTTTAAATGGTTTAAACTCATGTTTATTATCGGTAGTAGGGATCATCGTTTATTTTATTCTTAATAATTGTTTGTCCTGAATTAATTATATCCTTATGTGCCAGAGCAAAATAGCGGAAACTATCAGCCCCATGACTAGCCCAGTCATGTTCCGGCTTTGATTTGAATATCTGATTCTCTTCATCCCACTCTTTGTGATAACTGTTAAGACAATCCAAGCCCTTCTCACACTTCACCTTATCAAACCAGCATCTATTTAGAATGTTCCGGACCGCTTGAATCCCATCATTAATATCCAACTTAGGTACAACTCTAAAATCTATCCCTAAACTTTTAGCCACTTCTAGTCGGCTTTTACCAGTACCAAGCTCTCTTACTGCAATGTCGTGTGGGGCGTAATGATCGCCATAAACATACTTTTTGGCTATTAATTCCTGAATATAGTAATTTATGCCCTCACCAGAGCCGCTAAGATAATCAATAAATCTTATTTCCTGTCCAACTACCTGATAAAACCAAATAGTCATAGAGTCATCCATGCCTAAATCCCAAGCAGTATTAACAAAAGCATTCATATCATAAGGGACTGAGGTTATCCTTCCGTCTTTTTCTGCTTCCATCATTTGAGTTCCAAAATAAGAACCTTGAATTGGTACTTCAAAACTACACATATATTCCTGTTCGTATAAAGCACCGGTGCTATCTTTCCTTATCATCTCTTCTCTTTCCTGTGCCAGTACTGCCCAGTCTATTGCCTTAGTATCTTCTACTGTTGAAACTAAAGAAAACCAAGTATCAGGATAGGCTCTAGCAGTTTGTAATGTAGTAAAGCCATGATTCTTTCCTCTTGGAGTATAGATAAAAGCCGCCCAGCCACCATTCTCAGCTAGAATAGGTCTTAGATAATCCCATGCTGCCGGATTCTGCAAGGACCACTCACTAAAGACACAACCAATCGGGTTAGTACCCATAAGTGAATCAATATTATCCGAACCAACCAGCTGAAAGATACTGCCATTGGTGTACTCAATCAGCATCTCACTATTATCAGTTCGCTTTCTTAATTCTTTAGGAAAATGGTCAGTAAACTTGAACCCACCCCTATCCATACCATTCCAAATAGTTTTTTTAGACTGCCGGTAACTTGGAAAAACATAATAATATGTTCCCTTTCTCTGCCACATAGCCTTAGCTACATAGTTAATCAAGGTTTTGTCCTTGCCTGAACGCCTGTGTGCGATCCATGCTATACGCTTATATCCATTATCTAAAGCATTAAATATGGGCAGTTGATAATCACGAGGAGTAAAATTGTAAGGCAGCGTTATTTCCGACATCGGTTATATTCAACTTTTTTAATCCAATTACAATTTGCACAAAGAATCTGATAACCATTATTAGGATAATTATTTTTTCTTAACCACCTGTAAAAAGTAGTACCGGCATACATCCTATGTCCAAACAATCTTCTCCTTTCTTCCGCACCATTATTATCAATATGGTCTATCGTCAAAGCTCTAAGATCATTGAATCCACATTTACAACATTTTATCTCACCATTGATTGCATAATGGGTAAATACAGCCAACTTCAACCTATCCCTTTCAGCAACATTAAGCTCGTTATTTCTAACACTATTTTGTCTTATCCACCTTCTCGTTAATTCTCTAATGCGATCTTTATGTTCTGCCCTATATTTTCTACCATATTCAAGATTCTTTTCCCTATCTCTTTCCCTGTTCTTTTCTCGGTATTTTCTGGCATATAACATCCGATACTCTTTTTGTTCCAAATCATTTTTGTTTGGCATTTGGCTTCTTCTTGGTTTGGTAATTAATTATCTTAACCGTAATCTCTTTATCTTCTCCTTCTTCCTTCAATCTATTTTTAATCTTCAATCCGGTTTCTAAATACTTATGTCTAACCATAAAGTCCGGCACTTCTATAAAGTCTGATGTCGTACCCACCGCACTCTTCCCTGGATTCATCGCACTCACCACTCTACTAGCACCTAAGCCATCATCAAGTACCTTCATCAACTTCTCATCTGATAATTCTTTTAATAATTCTTGCCATGATTTTGTCTTAGTTACATTCTGCGGGTTATTAATAGTCGTCTCCGCATATTTTAATTCTCGCATCGCTTTTGTAACATTTCCACCGTTTTCCACGGTCTTAACAAATACCTTCTTAATTCTCGGCTTAATATTTACCTTTTTCTTAGCTGGTTTTACTTTCGCTTTTGTTTTTGCCATAATCGTATCCGGTTTTTCCGGTAACTGTTATATATTAATTATAGCCTATTTTATGTTTCTATGAATTTACACTTCTTCCGGTTCTTAATTTTATCTAAAAGCATTTTCTTTTTCATCTTATAAACATCAGTCAATCTTCCCTTCACATCTTCAATCACCAATACTCCCTCTTCCTTATAACTGAAGTCAGCAAAATAACAGATAGGTCTGATTTTGTCATGGCGATACCAGAAGCCCTTTAAGAGGACAAATCGTGGTTGTTGTTTTAGACAAGTAATAATGCCACCCTTCCTTAAAAGATTCAGCTGGTCGCATCTGGTGGCTTCTTTTCCACTATCGTGAAGGTGTTTCGCCTTACAATAAGTTTTCTTAGCACCATATTTATTATTTCCACCGCCATGCTCTCGGATATGCCTTTTATATTGCTTGATTGTCATTTCAATCATCTGTGGGAGTTGGCGGATTTGAACCACCACCAATCAAAAGATTGATATACCAAGTACTCCCATTCAAAAAAAATAACAGGGCAAATACAACTGTACACATAGCTAAGGTGCGAACCTCAAAGGTGCAACCTTGCTTGGGCAGAATACAAAAGTATTACCAAAGATTAAGACGGTCCATTTATATTGTTTAATCGTCTTTTCTTTCTCCCTGTTAGAA